GATTCCCGCGCAGCTGACCGTCGGTGCGCAGCACCTGGCGCGTCGAGGCCGGCCGGCCAATGATGCGCAGCGTGAGCTCGGCCTTGTCAGCCAGCTGCGCGAGCGCAGGGTCGCTGGCGAGATTGAATGCGGGCGCGCATTGCCAGGCGATCCATGCCGCCAGCGACAAAAATATTGCGTCCTCGATATCGCCGCCCGTCGGCGGATTTGAATCTCCGGCATCGGGAACGTAGACGATGCCGAGCGCAGCGAGCGTAGCGAGGCTAGGGTCGACGATGCCGTCGACCCTGCTCACTGCCTCGTCGCCGGGAGCCTGCCCAGGCACGAGCACGCCCAGGTTATCGAGTGTTTGATCGACGAGCTCGCGGCGTGTTCTGGACATTAGTAGTCCTTCTCTGCAGAAGATGCCGCTTTGCGTTCCTTGCTTTCCGCGGCGAGCTCCTCGTCGCTTTTAGGCGCCGCAGTGCGCGCCTCAACCGAGTCGTTGTAGAGGAAGTTGAACAGAAAACCATACGACGTCCCGCCCGCGATCGGCGGATCGAAAAATACGTGCAGGCCTTCCTCATCGGTAAACGGCGGCCGCTTCGGATCGAGCATACGCGCGTTGCCGCTGACCTCGGTCACAGCGTCGGGCTCCTCACTCAAGCCGAGGCAACCCCACTCGATCACGAGCTCATTGAACGCCGCGACGGCGCCCACTTGCACCGACGCCTGTACGGGGATCAGAACGGATCCGAGCACGAGGCCCTCGGTATCGGCCTTCGGTGCTGCGGTCGCACCCTTGCGCTTCTTCGCAGTCTTGGTCTTTTCCTTAGCCATTGAACGGCACTCCCGGTTTGAATTGCGAAACGAAAAAACCGGCGCACCCCAGGATGGAGCGCGCCGTAGGCTGGGGGTTTATGCGGCAGGATTACCGAGCGTGCTGGCACCGCCAGTGATGCGGACAGCGAGCCGGTTATCGACCACCTTGACGCCGTAGAGCACGTCGAGGCGATAGTTGCTCACGTCGTTTGCACCATCGTAGTAGGGGATGACGCGAACGCTGGTGCCCTTATAGCTCTCACGAGCAACATCGACTGCGCCAGGCGGGCGCACCATCGGCACGACGACCAGCGCGAAAGCGTCGCGGTGGAACATCATGTTCTGCCGATAGCTGCCGGCACTGTCGCCGACGATCTGCAGCGTGACGCCGACGGTCGGTGGAATGTCCACCGTGCCCCACTGCGGGCCGTCCGAGCCCGACAGCGGAATGATCGGCGGCGTGATCACCAACGTGGCTGCGCCGGCCGTGGCAACGGAGTCGGCGACGACCGTGAACATCTGCTGATAGGGCAGCACGGCCTTCGTCACCGGGTTCAATGCCTTGACGGCGGTGACACCCGTGCCGAGCGTGAACACAGTACCGGCCTTGATGGTACTGCCTGCGGGTGACCAGGCGGCGGTGTTGATCGACATCGTGCCTGGCGTTGCTTCGGTGTTGGCGACTGCAGCGTAGGTCGTGCTGAGCACGCCTGCACCGGCAGCGGCGGCGACTGTCGCCGGCGAGTCCAAGTTGCCGGGACCGACAAACGTCGGCACGTTTTGCGACATGAATGTCGCAACGTCACCGATGCGGCCGATCTCACCCTGGCGATAGGCTTGTGTGCCGATCGCTTGCATGAACAAAGCGGTTTGCGATGCCGCCATTGCCCAATAGCTGTCGGGCGCGAGCACGGCGCTACGCATGTCTTGCGGACATGCTGTTTGATCGAGCCGCTCGGCCGCACGCGCGAAGTCCGAGAACGAATCGATCAGCGCGTCAGCGCCGGTTGCCGGCTGTCCCACCCAGTTCGGAATCTGCGTGAATAGGTTCATCACGTCGACGTCGACTTGGTTGGCGAGCCGGATGAGTGCTGGCCGGATTACGCGATCGGCCAGGTCTTCGATCTTCAACGTCAGTTCGAACGAACTGAATTTGAAATCCACGCCCTTCTGCAGATTGACTTGCAGCGTGAGCTTGCCTTCGGTGACATCTTGCACCGGAGAGGCTGCCACAGCACCGGTTCGCACTGCGAACTGTTGCGGTTTGCGGATGCTGATCGTGTCACCGACGTCGTAGCCGTTGACCTTTTTGTCAAATTCTTCCTCATACCCGCGATAAACCTGGCGGCCCATCACGAGCTCGTTTTCAAGAATTCTCACCGCTGTTTTTGCGATGATACTCGGATTTAAGACGGTGTTAGCCATTTGCCTTGGCTCCTATGTGCCAAGGCTCGGGCCGGTCACTTACAAACGATCGCCGTAAAGCTTTTTCAGATAAGCGTTCATGGATGCCGTTTGTGATGGCGGTGAAGCACCGCCGCCTTTGAGGGGCGCGATCGGCTTACGAGCCTGTGTCTGCGTTTTCGGGTTTGTCGGCAGCGACAGGCGGCCCTCTAGCCGTCCGATTTCTCGGGCGGCCGCTTCGGGGCTCATGCGGTTGAGTCGAGCGAGCTTGGACTGATCTTTCGCGAGCACGTATCCGATGCGTTCGGATTTTTTGCTCTCAAGCAGCAGGCGTTCGATGTGCGGTGCTACGGGAAGCGTGGCCTTGGCCATCACCTCGCTGTAGTCCTTCACGCGGGATTTGAATCGGTTCTCACGTTCCTTGTGGTCAGCGATCAGATTCGAAACACGTTCTTGCTCGCGATCGATCTGTTGCTTGAACTCTTCGCGGACCTGGCGCGTGACTTGTCGCCGATCTGTCTCCCATGCCTGTCGCGCAACACTGAAACCGACATAGTCGTCCCGGTATTGCGGGTCTGCCTGGTTGGGCGGGTCGCCGATTTGCTGCCACACTTTATATTCGAATGCGCGTTGCAGCTGCTGAGCGTCCGAAGGCACGTCACCGCTTGCGCGGGCACGTAGCGATTCGTTCTCGGCTCTCAGTCGAGTCCGTTCCTCGCGATAGCGCTGGGCGCGCGATTTTTTTTGCTCTTCTGATTCGCCCTCTTCGCTGTCGTCGTCCTGCTCGTCATCGACCGCACCGACGAGATCCTCGTCAGCTGTGGCCTCTGCCTCTGTTGCCTCGCCTTCGGGTTGATCACCCTCCGGCTCCGGCTCGGTAGGAGTCTCAGCGGTCTTTTCCCCTGCTGGCGCGTCACCGGCTGGCACGGGTTTTGGATCGTCTTCGCCATCAACTACCATCTTACGTCCTCACTCAATTTGCCGCCTTTGGAGCGGCGCTCTTCGCGGCGGCTGGCCGAGCATCGGCTTGCCTGCCCGAAATACTAAATTCTTGGTGGCATCCCCGGCGGGATCCCTGGCGGCCCCGCTGGTGCGCCTGGCGGTGGTCCCGACGGTGGACCCATCGGCGGCAGGCCGCCAACGCCTGGGGGCGGTCCTGGCGGCGGTCCCGGTGGCGGCGGCATCGGTGGCATGGGCGGCGGGCCAGGCGGCCGCGGTACGCCGCCGTTGGCGCCGATCGCCATCTGGGCGAGCTCGCCGACGGCGCCCTGCAGATGCGTGACGGCCTGGATCAGCGCGTCGATCTGCGTCTGCTGGTCGGCATCCGATTTCGGTGGGCCGGCCGGCGCCGAGCTCTCGGCCGCAGCCGCGGCCGCTTCGCCGTTCATGCTCATGCCGGTCAGCATGTGATCGTGCGCGCGATCGAGTTGCGCGGACGCAAAATCCATCTTGTGCCCGGTCGACTTGACGCCGTGCCCGATCATGGCGACCTCGTGCGCCATCTCGGCCTTGCGCAGATCGGCCTGCACGCGCGCCAGATCCACCTGAACTTTATCCCGCTCGATCTGCAGATGACCTTGTGCTTCGGCGGCCTTGCCCGTGACCTCTTTGTCCTTCAGCTGCAGCTCGCCCTGCTTGATGGCGATCGCGGGATCGGGTGGTGGTGGCGGTGGCGGCTCCGGTGGCGGTTCGCCGGAAAGCTTCGCCTCGGCCTGCGCCACTTGCGGCGGCAGCATCATGCGCAGGCGTTTGGCGATGCGATCGGCGAGCGGGAAGTCCTGGCCTTGCACGAACAGATCCGCGAACAGCGGCGCGGCCTGCGGGCCGAGCGTCTGCATCAGCGTCTGCATGCCGTCGCGCGCCTCTTCGCGTTTGGTCGAATAGCTCGGTCCCATCTCAACGCTGACTTGGTAGGCGCCGACCGAGAGGTCGTTCATGGTGACGGTGTCGATGCCGTCGCCGTTCGGATCGATGATTGTTTTATTGATTTCGATCTTGGCCATTTTGCCGTCGTCGCCGACGACGCGCAGCGTGCGCTCGGTGTCGTACACGTGCGGCACCAGATCGACGATCACCTGGCCGATGCGCTCGACGGCGCGGCCAAAGGCCTCGATGTAGACGAACGTGCCGGTGTCGCCTTCGCGTTGGCGCGCGACGATGGCGCGGCCGGATGTTTCCTGCGCCGGAGCTCCCAGCGAGCTCGGATAAATCCCGGTGACGCCGCTCATGTCCTGCGTGGCGACGCCGAGCAATTCCTTGATGCCCGAACTCGCAACCGGTGGCGGCTCACGTTCCGGCGGCCGACCGCCGTTGAGCGGATCGGGATCGTATTCGAGGAACGGCCAATTGCGCGTGTTGGCGGTTTCCCATTGATCGAGGAAGGCCTCGAAATTCTTGCGTGTGCCTTTGAACGGCGCCTTCGGCTGCAGCGCGACCGCCTCGGCGTCGGCGCTGATCGCATAATTGTACAGGCGTTGCACATCCTTGAGCTTGCGCACGATACCGTAGCGCACGGTCTGCCGGCCGATCTTCACTTCCTCGCCGAGGAACGGGATGATCGGGATCTGCATGCCCGGCCAGAGCTCGGGGCCTTCGAGCACTTCGCTTGCCGAAATGATGAAGCGCTCGACACGGTAGCTGTCGCGTTTTTCGATCGTGGCGCCGGCCGCCATTGCGTCGGCGCGCTTTGGTCCCATGCCGGGGCCGAGTTGCGGCCGCTGCGGCACTGGCGCCAGCATGCCGCCACCGAGACCGGACATCCCCGGCATCACGCTCGGCTCGAAATGATCGCACACCATCTCGGGGCCGATCGTTCCCATCACCAGCGTGCAGCCTGACGGCGCGCGAAACATCGTACAGTTGCCGCAGCGCTCGTCGGGACTATCCGAGTCGCGATAGTTCGCTTCTTCCTTGTCTATTTTTTTCCCGCCTTCGTCGGGTCCGTAGCCTTCCTCTTCATCCATGCCGCCGGACTCGGGCTCGTCGCCCTCGACGTCATCGTCGGTGAGATCGATCAGGCGGCCATCGGGATAAACCGCGAGCTCGCGCACAAACGGCGCCTTGCGCCAGTACTCGGTGACGCGCACGCTGTCGTCGGTGTACCAACCCGACCAGGCCTCGGTGCCTTGCGTTTGCGTCAGCGGCGCCTCAAAATTTTTGTTGTCCCAGCGCTGCTCGGCCGCCTTGCGCGCCATGTCGATCGGCACGTAGCAATAGTTCGCGTCGCGCCGCGTCGGATGGATCGCATCGGGATCCCACACGACGGCGACGCCGTCCTGTATCAAGCCGATGCCGATTTCCTGATTGAGCGTCGTGCCGGCGGCGTACTCGGTGAACACGCGGCAGTGGCCGATGCCGGCCGCCACCATCTGATCGGCCGCGGAAAAATAGCAGGCCTTGGCGTCGCTGCGCCGCTCGACGTAGCGCACGACCTCCGGCAGCACGTCGACGGCCAGCGTGTCGCTCGATTTTTCGTCGACCGGCACGACGTGGATGGACGGGCGCAGCTGGCGGATATCGCCGGTCACCTGGCGCACGAACTGCGGGCATTTGTTCACCGTCAGAATCGGGCGCTGCTCCTCGCGCCGCGTCTTCAGCGCGATCGCGTCCCACTGCGCATCGTCCTCGGACAAGAAGCGCAGATCATCGTAGGCGTCGGTTTGGTTGCGCCGATCTTTTTCCCAGGCGACCTCGTAGCGCTCGACCGCTTCCTTATGCACCGCTTCTAGGTCATCGACGTCGGCGACTTCGGGCGGCAAGTCGGCCTGGCCGATCGGCGCGGCGTCCTTGTCGTCTTCGGCCTCGGCGATTTCCGGCGTCGCGGGATCCGCCGCCGGGCTCACGACATTGTCGCGCACGCGGTTGCGGTTTCGGCGTCTGCGATAGGCCAAGGCTTACCTCGCGAGTTCGTCGGCGGGGATGAATGCTCCCATCAAGGTCGCCCCGGTGCGCTGGAAGTGCGGCAGTCGGTAGTAGTGCAGCAGCACCGCGCAATTGAGCTTGTTGGCCAACCACTGCGCCGTCGCGCGGTAGTGCTCCATTTTGTATTGGTTGTCCTCGAACATGATGTTTTGCCAGAATTCGTCCTCGGGCGGATGCGCCTCGGGGCCGGGGTCGCGACCAGGCGCGAATTGCTCATCGTTCGGCAGCGGGCTGGGCGGTTGTCTGCGATCGGGCATCGGTTTCTCCTCTTGTGTCAGGTGACCTGTATGATAGAATTGCCTGTTATGAGAAAATCTCGATTCGATAATCCCGAGTTCATGGCGCGGCGTAAGCGCGTGCTGTCGCGCGACCCGAGCAAGCGCGGCTGCTATCCCTGGGCCACACCACAGGACACAGCCGAATTCTACGCCAGCATCGAGCGCGGCACCGAGCGCTATGGTCTGCGCTTCACTCGTCCGACTGCTGCTGCTCCTGCAGCAGCGACGCCAGCGGCAGCAGCGCCACCGCCGGCAAAGGCGCGCCCGCGCGCATCGCGCGGTAAAGGCCGGAAACCCCCTCGCGGCTGACGATGTCGCGCGCCAGCTGGATGTCCTTGCGCACCGGCTGACCGCTTTTCGCCGCGTACTCCGCATCGCGATCGAAGCGGGCGAGCACCCTGGCGCGGATTGTCGGATCGGCATCGAGCTTGCCAAACATGGCCGGCGCGTCTTTGCTCCTGATCGCTTGCATGAGAATGCGCGTCGCCTTACGCGTGCCTTCCTGGCCGGTGCCGAGCACTTTTTCGTAATCGATCGAGCCGACGTCGAGCTTGACGCGCGTGGGTGGAGCAACGGGTCCGGTTTCCGGCCCGACGGCGCGCGAGATTTCTTCGCCGACTTGACCTCGGACATTCTTGCCGAGTTGCGCGACGCTCGGCTTGTCGCCGAAGGTCGTCAGCGCCGCCCGGTCGCCGTAGTCGATCACGTTGGGCAGGCCAGCTTTGCCGCCCGCCGTCTGCAAGGCATTGATCTGTTCGAGCGTGAGCGGTCCTTTGGTCGGTATTTCCAACGCCCGCGACTGCGCCATTTGCTGACCGTGAATCGGCATCGAGAAGGCGCCCATGTTCTGCGCATCGAAGTATGCGCGCAGCGCTTCGGCGCCCTTCAGCATGGCGCGCGACTGCGGATCGATCTCGCGTGATCCGGTCGGGCCGGTAAAGCCGACCAGCGGCCGCGCCGCCTTGGCCGGATTAATTTCTTGTTCGCCTGCCGCCGATTTGAAAACACCGGTCGCATCCAGCGTTGGTCGCTGATACATGCCGAGCGCATCGTAGATGACGTCACGACCCTCGGGCGTCGTCCATGACGAGCGCGGATCTTTGGCGAAGGCCTCGCGCTCGGCATACGGCGCGAGCGGCAGATCAGGCAGATGACCGACGCCCATGCCCGGCGTTGCTTCATAGGTGCCGTAGGCGGTGTGCTTCTGAAAGAATTCGTTGTAGCTCTTGATCGCTTCGGCTTTGGCCTGCTGCTCGGGCCAACCGAAAGTTCGCATCAGACCTTCGGCCTTGCGCTTCACCCAGGGCGCCGCCTGGATCTCGCCCGCGGTCCAATCGTTGCGGCCGCCGAGGTTGCGTGCGTTGGCACGATCGACCGCGAGCATTGTCTCGGCATCCATCCAAGCGTGCTGCTGCGGCGTTAACGCTGCGTCCCACGGCTTGCCTTCGCGCGTGACGTAGCCGAGCGCGCGCGCGTGCCAGATATCGTTGGCGCCCGTGATCGGGCTCTCCAGCGTCGGGTCGAGGTGCTTGGCGTAGACGCCGGTTTTTTTGCCGAGCGGGATCTCGCCGGCCTCGCGCCCTTCGACGTATGTTTCCGCCTGCTGTCCGGTACGCACTTTCGCCAGCGGCTTGCCGGCCTCGTAGGCGTTGTGCGCGAGCAGTGAAAATCCCAGGTTCGTTTCCGGCGTCGACTGCGAAGAGAACAGCGCTTCTTCCTGCGCCAGCAAATGTTGTCGCGCCGGATCGGGACCGGCGACTTCGACGTTGCCGGCCTGCGCCTTGCGATACCAGGGCGCGCCGGCCAGGCCCTCTTCGACTTGTCGATCAAAATCGGCGCGCGTCCTGGCGAGATCGGCTTGGTTTTTGATCGAATAGGGCGCACCGACAAACCCGCCGCCTTCCGGCTTGGGGATGACGTGTACCTGGCTGCGCGCGATCGCCAGGGCCTCATCGTAGGGCAGCTCGCGCAGGTTGCTCGATGTGATGCCCATGCGCGCGCTGTTATGACCAATGCCTGGCGTGACGGCCTTGCCGATCTTGCTCACGGGAGCAGCTTCGGTGTCGGACGGCGTCAGCAGGCCGCCAGCCACGAGAGCTCCTATCTTAACCGGCACACTGAACGGACCACCGAGCGCGTAGGTCGCGACATCGAGCGGCGTTTTCGGAATCATGAAATCGATCATCTTGCCGACGGTGTTCTCGCCCTGGCGGCCGAGCAGCGGTCGTTCGGCTTGGCGCGTGCGCAAGGCGGCGCGCTCGAACGGGTCGTCGCTCAAGTTGCCGAGCGTATCGTAACGCTGTGCCAGACCGGCGAGAGAATTATTGCCAAACGGATCCCACGGTGCAGCGCCTTCGTCGAACGCGCGGCCGAGCTCGTCGAGCCTAGCCATATCCGGTCCCGGTGGGCGGGCGTTGCTGCAGCAGCTGGCCGACGCCGCGATTGGCACCACCGACCGGCGCAAAACCTTGTCGCTGCGCGCCGAAGGCGAACGGCGTTTGCGCGCGCGGTCGTGCGGCCGGCGGTAATTCGAAATTGGCGAAGAATCGCTTGAGGAAACTGTTTGCCGGGCTCGGATCCTCGGCGTCAGCCATCTGCGTCTGCGGAGCTCCGGCCGGGCGCGGCTGCGGCAGTGGCACCGGCAGCGTTCCTGGCGCGGCCGCACCGCCCATTGTCGGCGCGCCATAAGCGGGTGACGGCGGCATGGACTGCGGCGGCGCGAACGGCGGCGGCGCCGTCATGTTCCAGCCGAGCGGGCCGCGATCGGGCGACCAACCGACGCCGGCATTATCCGGCCGCATTTGCTGCCAGGCGCCAAAGCGGTCGGCAAAGTTGTCGCCGAGCGCACTGACCGGCGCGTTGCCGGGGCCTTGATCCTCGCCGAGGCTTCCGAGCGTGTTGTATGGGGGCATCAGAATCGTCCTCCAAATCCGAGCATCAATCGATAATTTGCCGGCGCACCCGGCCACTGACTGTAGTTGCCGCGCAGGAATGCGTTGTTGCCAAGCACCGGCAGCGTCATGCCGCCGGCAGCGAAACCACCACGGCCGGGCGACTCGAGCTCCTGCAGATTAAATTGCGGCAGCTGCGGCGGCAGCGGAGCTCGCTGCAATTGCGGTGCATCGCCGAGATTACCGAGCGTGTTGTTCTGCGCCT